GATGCGGTGAAGATAGGCGTGGCGGGGACACACCTGCCAGCCGGTGCGTGGCACGATGATGACGATGACGTTGATGAGGATGATACATTGACCGGCTTCCGGGGACGCCATACAGGCGTTGTCGGCTATTAAGGAGGATACAGATGAGTGATACGCGACCGGGTGCCGATGCACCCTATCAGGTGGGGGAGATTCTTGATGAGGATCAGCGCAAGTACGTCAGCTCGTTCCTGAGGGACGAGATAAACGACGTTATCGACGGCACCGAGCGTGAGGGGTTCCTCAAGAAGATCCAGAAGTGGCGAAGGATGGCGCGCGTCGAGCCCGAACAGGCAGAGAAGTCGTATCCATGGCAGAAAGCATGCTTTCCCGAGGCTGTCGAGATACTGACCGAGCATGGATGGAAGAAAGTCAAGGATGTGCAGAAAGGCGAAAGGGTTCTGTCCCGCGAGCCGGTGACCGGGAAGGCTGGATTTCATCCTGTCACCGAGACAGTCGCGTATAGGCATGAGGGAAAGCTCATCCGGCTGCAGAACAGCTACGTTAACCTGCAGGTGACACCGAATCACCGGTTCTCGCTTGAGCGGCGGTTCACGAAGCGTGCTGTCGAGATAACCGCACAGGAACTGCTCGATTCGAGGACAGGAAATGGCGATCTGTTGCTGCCACTGGCCAGTAAACTCCCCGATACCCGTGGAGAGGACGTCTTTCTTGGTTACAGGATCGAGGATTTCATGGCTCTGTTCGGCTGGTTCGTCTCCGAGGGCTGGGTATTCCGTCATGCGAACAGGTGCATAGGCATAGCCCAGTCGGAGAGTGCCAATCCCGGGAAAGTGCAGGAGATCAAAGAGCTTCTTGATGCTATGGGGCTGAGTTGGTCCTATCGGAACAGAAATCAGTTTATTGTTTCACTCTCCAAGGAAGCTTGGACGTGGTTCTGCCAGTTCGGGACAGCGTCGGAGAAGAGAATCCCCCGCGAGTTGATGGAGAGGTCTCCGCACCTGCTCAGGATCATGTTCGACCCCATGATGAAGGGTGATGGCAACTCGACTTGGCACACGGACAAGAACCGGAACCATCCTTCGTCAGTGTATGGGACAGTCTCCAGTCAGTTGGCTGATGATGTTCAGGAATTGCTGGCAAGAATAGGTCTGTCAGGCAACCTCACCACGGAAAACAGGATCGGGCTGGGCGGTTGGATAGGCAACAGGAAGATCTCGGGCAAACATATATCACATCGTGTTCAGGTCAGGTATATTGAGAAGACCCGTTGCCGGAAGGACAGGATGAGCGTCATCGAGGAGGACTTCAGCGGTGATGTCTTCTGTGTGACGGTGGAACCGCACCATACGATCTACGTACGCCAGAACGGCAAACCAGTTTGGACAATGAACAGCAATGTGGTGACGCCCCTCATGGCGCAGAAGACAAATGTCGTCTTCGCCAAGCTGATTGCCATGTTCTCGACGAAACGCCCCTTCTGGGACATCGATGTCGACGATCAGGCGCTGCTGCCCATCGCGAATGCCCTGAGCAGGTACTTCAATTACCTCTCCACAGCGCCGTTTCACCTGAACTTGGATGGTGTCAACCGCTCCATGTTCTATGATCTCGTTCTCCTTGGCACACAGGTGGTCAAGGTGCCGTGGCTGTACGAGGAATGGCAGGTCAAGACCGCCGAGGGTGACGCGACACGTGTCATGCACAACGGACCAAGCGTCGTTCCTGTCAGACTTGAGGATTTCCTCATGCGCTCGTACTACGATGACCTGCAGCGTGCTCCATGGGTGGGCAATCTCGTGTGGCTGACCGAGGCCGAGCTGAAGCAGCGTCAGGCAATGGGGATCTATACCGATGTGGAGAGCATACTGGGTGCATTCGAGACCGAACTCGAGGACAACTGGGCCGATGAGCTTGAGCGGCGAGGCCTCAGCTCCACATTGCAGACCGGCAACCCGGAGACGAGGTTGTTCCCCATCTTCGAGGGCTATGTCTACTTCGACGCCGACAAGGATGGCATCCCGGAGGACATCAAAATCTGGATGGAGCCATCGACGGGAACGATCCTCCGAACTGAGCACAACCTGCTCGGTGTGCGTGACTACAGCGTGCTGACGTACTTCAAGGTGCCTCGCCAGCTGTACGGTGTCGGTATTGGCCACCTCTTGGAGGGCCTTCAGGACGAGGCGGACTTCTACCACAACCACCGGGCGGATAACCTCCATATGAGCCTGCTGCCGATGTTCAAGCGACGCCGTGGCAGCATGCAGGTCAAGAAGGATGACCTCCACCCGGGGAAGATCATCGATCTGGATGATCCGAATGACCTCGTGTCGTTCGTTGTGCCTGATCTGACCGGCTCCACGTATCAGGCCGAGATGCTTGTGCGGGATTATGCTGACCGCGTCAGCGGTGCGAACGATCCCATGAGTGGCTACGCCGATCCGGTGATGAAGTCCGGCGCGGATGTCAGTTCGACCATGTTCCTCGCGCAGCAGGGCAGCTCCATACTGAATGCCATCTACGAAGGCATCGAGAATTCGTATGGCGAGATCGGTCAGCTGATTCTCATTCAGCTCGTCGCCAACAAGGACCGTGTGGACCTGACTGTGGTCAGCCCGCAGGACGCGTCGCTCATCCAGCAGGTGTTGATGTTGCCCCTTGAGACGCTGCCCACTACCTTCCGCTTCAAGGTCAAGACAACTGACCTTGACCGCACCGAGGAGGCGAAGCAGCAGCAGCTGCAGCAGGCGACACAGCTGTACACGCTGTATGGCCAGCAGATGATGCAGGTGCTGCCGCTGATCAACAATCCACAGGTCCCGCCTCACGTGCAGCAGTTCGCCATGCAGCTGTTTGTGGGGGGCACACGCTTCACACGGCAACTGATGCGCGCATACCGCATCGAGGGCGTCGATGAGATGTTCCCCGACATGGGAGGAGGCAAGAGTGACGGACGATCTGACACAGGTGGCACAGGAGCTCAGCTTGGAGGTGGTGGAGGCCCAGATGCTCCAGTCGGTCCTGCGGGAATGGCCCCTGCTGGGGGAATGGCTCCTCAGGGAGCTGCGCCGGGTGGAGCGGGAGGCTACTGAGCTTCTGATCAAAGGTGAGGACACATCGTGTCGCGGGGCCATTGTGGCCTCGCGGAGACTGCGCGACAGGGTGATGGCCATCCGTCGCGGATTGCTTGGGGAGGATATGGGTGAGTGACATGATCGAGAACGTGGCGGCCCCTGATGGCGGCACCGCGCAGGTGAGCGCCGGGGCGCTCTACGCCGATGACGAGATGGAGATCTTTGTCGACAGCACCGAGGGTGGGGCATCGCCGGAGCAACAGCAGCTGATCAATGACCTGAAGGCCCGGCAGGCCGAGCTGACCGCGAAGGTCGACCCGGTGGAGGCCATGAAGACGGCCATCCAGGGCCTCGGGTCGCAGCTGGCACCGCGCGAGGCCGCGCCGGATGTCAACGTCCGCGCACAGGGCGTCGCCGACTGGCAGGCGTACAAGGAGAACTTCAACACGAAGGTGTTCGAGGATCCGTTCCAGATGGTGACGGATCTGGTGAGCAAGGCGACGGAGATGCAGTCCGCCAGCGTGGCGAATCAGAATCTCGCGTACTCACGGCGGATCGTGCAGATCGATCCGGCGACGGCACCCTACTACAAGCGGTGGTCCGACGAGGTGGAGCGCGAGGTGGCGAAGATGCCGGTCGCCCTCCGGGTATCGAATCCCAACGTCTATGAGGACGCACTGCGTATTGTCAAGTCGAACCACATCGACGAGCTCATTGATGAGCGCATAGCAGGTGACCGGACGAAGGCATCCACGGCTCAGCAGCCCGCCGCACGTGGCTACGTCGAGACAGCGGGTGCGCGGCCCATGGCCACTGGCCAGCCGGCACCACGCTCACAAGTTCGCATCAGCGACGCCAAGATGCGGCAGGTCAGCGCATATGCCGAGGAGTGGGGAATACCCGAGGAGGCGGCGATCCGTCTCTTCCAGAAGCGCGGGATGCTCTAAGAAGTACATAAGGAGATACATGTATGGCAAGTATTCAAGAGGCGAATGGCGCACCGGTTGCGCCTGTTGTGAAGGAAACCCCCACCCGCAGGTCGAGCCGCTTCATCCGCGTTGGTGAGATGCTGGCGAAGATACTAGAATGGGACAAGGCAGGGGACGAGCTGTTCTTTGAGCATGAGAAAGGCGTATTCCTTGCGCTGAGTGATTCGGATATCGCCAAGCTCAGCCATGACAACAAGGTCAGGTATGGGATGAGCCGTCAGCTCAACCAGAACCATGACCCTGAGAATGATGCCTTCCATCAGCGGTTCAAGGTTGTCGGCGCCAACGAGCGCCGCAAGGAATTCGAGCGCACGGTAAAGACCACCAGTCAGTCCGCCCGGGCGACCAAGAAGCTGCAAGCCTTTGTCGGTGAGGGCTACGAGCCGATCTGGTCCCGCACGGACAAGATCGAGGATCGGCTGGAGAAGGGCTATGAGGTCGTCAAACCGGCTGATGACATCTATGCGGGAGTGGGGGCCACTGATGGCCACTTCGAGACCCGCGTTCGTCAGGGCGAGACCGAACTCGTCCTCATGCGTGTCAGCAAGGAGCGCAAGGCGGAGCTGGCGAGGGTGAAGGCCGACAAGGCCAAACGCCTCGATGTGACAGGTGAGACCTCCGGGGCGAACGAGCTTCGGGGTATGGGTGCCAAGCTGGTCCGCGAGGAGCAGGGTGGCAACTGGCAGGATAGAGCGTAACAGGAGGGCTTATGGCCAAAGTTCAATGGGACTTCGCCCAGTCTCTTTCAGGTGCGGGTGAGAAACTCGTTACCCTGAAGGCTGGCTCGGGTGGATGGGCGAAAGGGGATCCGCTGACTGCGGATGGGTCGGGTGGATTCGTCCGTCCGACGGCGACTACGGCGAAGCCGAAGTATGTCGCTTCGGAGGCGGTCACCAGCGGGAACAGTGGATGTGCCGTACCGGCGCTGCCCACGAATGTGTTCCGTGTGGCTTCTCTGGGAACGGTTGTGGTCGGCGGCCAGTATGGCCTCACCGAGACCGACCTGACCATCAACGGGACAGACGTGACCAGCAAGGGCGTCGAGATCATCGGATTTGACGAGACCACGACCACGATAGCGTATGTTATCAGTCGCGGCTGGCTGGCGTAGGCGAGGGGGTAACAGATGGCTATAGTCAATAGCAAGGCCTTCCCGCTCCAGCTGGACAGGTCGATCGTCGATATGTACTATGATCAGTTCACCGCGACGGACCTGTTGTGGAACAAGATCATGAAGAAGTCCAAGGCACCCAAGGGTGCTGATTGGAGCCGCGCTGACCTCAGTGGCTTGGGCGCTAGTTTGCGTGAGGCCGGTGAGGGCGAGGCTGTCGAGTACGAAGTCCCGCTTGAGGGGAACAAGATCACCCGGTACTACAAGAAGTACCAGCTCGGGTTCCAGATCACCGAGGAGATGCTCGAGGACGAGCTGTTCGACAAGATGAAGTCGATGAGCGCCGGTCTGGCCAAAGCCAGCCAGTTCACCATCGAGGCGAAGGTCTGGTCGCTGTTCAACAGCGCGTTCGGCACCACGGTGTCCACTGCCAAGGACGGCAAGGGCATCATCGTCAACAACCACACCTCGCTGAAGGGCACCACCATCAACAACCTGATGACCGGTGACCTTGACACCACCACGCTTCAGGCGGCCATGGAGTTCTTCCAGACCCTCGTCAGCGAGGATGATGTCCCCGTCACCGAGTACCTGAAGACGCTTGTCGTACCCATCACCGAGCAGTGGAAGGCAGCCGAGCTGCTCAAGTCCACCGGACGTGTGTGGGATGGTATCCGTGCGGACGGTACTGTGGCGGCTGCGGCTGCGAGCTACACCGGACCCGGCGCCACCGAGTTGAAGAACTACATGAACCCGGCGATGGGTGTCGTGCAGGCGTGGAACTACCTGCCTGTGCGCTACCTCACTGACGATGACGCGTGGTTCGCCCTGAGCGGCAGCTTCGACGGCGAGGTCATGTTCAAGCGGGAACCGAAGCTGCAGTCAGCCGACGATGTCACCACGGGCAACAGGCTCTATCGGACGTCGACACGTTTCCTGCCCATGGTAAACGAGTACAGGTATATCTGCGGCAGCGCTGGAAGTTGACCTTCAGATGCGCCTAGCGTGAAGTTAGGCGCATATCACACCGGGGACGCACATATGTGCGTCCCTTTTTGTTGAACATGCGCTGGCCTGTCGCCTATACTGGCCGTATGGCAGACAGACAGGTGGACGTAGTTGTTGATGTGGCCCTTTGGGAGGCCAACCATCCCGGGATGGTGGCACCTGTTGGCACACTTGTTGAGGCTGATTACCGGCCCACATCGGGCGGCTTCACCGGCAGCCAGTGGCACACCTGTGTCCGGTGTGGCCATGTCGACAGGGCGTCGGCTATGGCCCTCGTTGGCGGCAAGTGGTACTGCACGTTCTCAAATTGCTCCGAGGAGGTCACCCGTTGACCGCAGGTACACTGATACAGAAGGTATGGGAAGAGCTTGGCGAGCCGTCGGACCTGAATCCGGCGACGGTCGGAGTCCCGAAACTGCTTGATGCTGTCAACGACGCGCAGGATGTCGTCGCGCAGTGGATAGACAACCGGGGGAGGAAGTGTTTCTTCCGCGAGATGGAATGCGAGGTGCGGTTCAGTACGCTTGTGGAGACGGGGACCTTCACCGAGGAGGCATCGGGTGTGGCGATTACGCTCCCGGTGACGGTGACACCTGTGCTCGGTCGCTTCGTCAGGTGGGTCCTGACCACGGGTGGCGAGACGCGCGATGTTGTCGCCTCCGGTGTGACGGGTGGCCGGAATGTGCTCACTGTGGCCAGTGCGTTCAGTAACTTGCTTCTTGATGGGATATTCGTGCTGGCGAAGCGCGAATATCAGCTCACCGGGCTCGATGCGCTCGACACCGGTGGCCAGCGTCTGGTGGAGATCCAGCGCATTTTCGATGCCGAGACGGGCACACGCCTCGAGGAGGCCGCCTCTGCCGACCAGATGATGATCGTCTCCAGCGGTACACCGGGCACGTGGCGGCACAGGGGGAGCGGCATTGTGCTCGATGCCGCACCACCTGCCGCACGCATGTACATCGTCCACGCCGTGCGCCTGCCGACCCGTGTGACCGAACAGACCGATATCATCGAGCTGCCTGACGCATTCTGTCAGGCACTGCATATGCACGTCGTCAAGTGGGGCTACCGGCGCATGCAGGACTTTCAGGCGGCGTATGCCACCAAGAAGGAGTTCGAGGAATTGATGACCCGGCTGGCCACCGCCAGCTGGATGTCCAACGAGCCTGACTACTTCACCGTGAGGAGCAGATAATGGCCGGTGACAAGACACAGATATGGAACACGGCCTTCGAGACGACACCGGCAGGAACAGATCGCATACGTGATGGTGATGATCGCATCCGTGAGCTGAAGGGCGCTATCCAGGAACGCATCGCGCAGGAACATGAGATGTCGCTCGTGGAGGGTGGCGCACAGCCACGGCAAGGCCTGCACAAGGCTGGGAGCGCGCGGGGATGGTACCAGTCGGCGGCTCCGACGAAGCTGGCCAATGGTGATGACCTCGGCACGTCGGATGCTGGCTGCATATGGATCGACAGCGATACCAAGGTGCCGCACATGTGGAGTGGCAGTGCGTGGGTGGCTCTGGTGGCTGATGACGCACTGAAGGTGAGCGGGTATGGGATTGGGACTAATGAAGGGCCTGTAATTACGAACTTCAACGATGTTCGTAAAAATGGATTTTACATCGCGGCCAACACGGCGACCAACCGTCCGACAACCACTCCGGGTGGGGCGGCTATAGACGAATATTTCATGGTCATCGAAATGGGCCTCAGTGCCAATTACCGGGTACAGCTTGCCATCGGGGCCAACGTAATCGGAGCGGGTGTTTACCGTGAGTTCCGGCGCTGGTGGGTCGGTGGGTCGTCATGGACAAGCTGGTACGAGGTTTTCTCTGCACTAACAGACGGTCCCGGTTCCGGCCTCGACGCCGACACGGTGAGCGGGTATGGGATTGGGGTTTCGGCCGCTCCAGTAGTAACTAATCTGAATACTACAGTCGCAGGCGGTATGTATTCGTTCA